AAGATCCTGCAACTTTAGAATTTATTCCTCAAGTTAATATATCTGAAGGTTCTTCATTCTTTGGATTACTCTTTAACAGAATTGCTTCTCAAACATATCCAAACGTTGTTCTTGATAACATTGCAGAATCTCAAGTTAACATTGTTGACTTTACAAATAATACAACTGCTATTGATGCTAACTTCCCTTCAAATGAAGAGATTAGTAATATCATTATACCTTATGATAATGCCTCTGGTGCTTTAACACAAGATGAATTTGTTCGTAACTACAAATTAGAATATGGTAATAATATTGGAGACTTTATAGCAGGTGAGCAAGCATATATTAGAAAACTAACATATAAATCTAAAGTTGGAGATGGTTTCTTCTCTGCAGGTCAAATTATCAGAACTACTGATACTAAAGCAGAAGTTATTGGATTTAACCAAGCAAGAAGCACAATCTATCTTGGTAAAATTGGTAGAACTCAATCAACTGGTGAAGATTATCATTCAATCACATTTACTAATGGTGCACAGTTAGATACTTCAACTAAAAGGTTTGGTCAAGCTTCTTTACTATTAGGTGCAGCAAATCATACTCATACATTTGTAAGTGGTGTTACAAATGCAATTACTGCTGGCGGTGGAGCATCTGGAACATTTACTGCTGCTGCAGGTACGACTTATGATCCTGAGACAGGTGTTTTAGTAATTAATATTGGATCACATTCCTTAACAACCAGTAATACTATTACTATCGCTGATAGTGGAATCGTATTTACATGCTCTGCTGATAATAATCAAACAACTCACCCATATCCTCGTGCTACAGATCCTGCATCTGGACAAGCACTTAACATCACTGCTGTGACTGGAACAACTGTCACAGTTAACGTTGGTGCTGCTAATGTTACTATTGATTATATTACTATTCCTTCATCTGCAGAATTTGCTTGGGGTGGTAATGCATTTACAATGGAATTATATGTTAATCCTGCTGCTGCATCATTATCAGGAACTCATACATTAGTTGATATGAGAGCATCTGCTGCTAATGAAGTAGCATCTCGTTTATATCTTGAAGCGGGTCAAATTAGATATAATGTTAATAATTCAGATTTAGTTACATCTGGTGCTACAACACTTAATAATAATCAGTGGTATCATATTGCAGTTCAAAGATCATCTACAACTACTAAAATATATCTCAACGGAACTGAAGTAGGAACTGGAACTGATAGTACAACATATGTTGCTAAACCAGTTAGAATTGGTGCAGATTATGCAGCTGCAAATGCATTCATTGGTCATATTGATGAATTCAGACTTTCTGATAATGTCAGATATTCTACAGCACCATTTACACCTCGTAATGGTATATTCCAAGGTGATACTAATGCAAAATTACTAATTCACTTTGAAGGTGATGATGCACAAACATTTACAGAAGATTGGTCTGGAACTGAAGGATTTACAAGAGGTGAAGACTTTAATAATGATGCAATTCTTTCAACATCCAGAACAACAGGAGCACCATCAGGATTTACTGGTAAATCACAAAGATATTATGACGCTGCTGATTTGATACTTGCAAATAGTGATTTTATTAAGAAAGAATCTGTATATCGAATGAGACAGAGATATCCAGAAATTGTCGTTCTAGGTACTCGTTTTACTCCAACTAATGCAACATATGATGCTGCTACTGGTCTATTGTCTATGACAGTAACTGGTAACACATTTACTAATGGTGGTCAATTTAAACCTACAACTGCTTCTTATGTTCCTGGTACAGGTGTATTGACTATCACTAAGATTAATCATGGTGTTACAAATGGTCAAAGAATCAATATTAAAGTTGGTGGTATTACATTCCAGTGTAATGAAGATAGTTATGGATCTGATCATCCATATCCTCGTTCCACAGACCCTGTTGCTGGTAAGTGGTTGACAGTTTCTAATGCATCTGCAAATACATTTGATGTAAATGTTGGAACTTCATCTAATACTACAACTCATCAATTCTTAAGTGCTTTAGATGACGCAATTACTGTCGAGAAAGATAGACTTAAAATTGTAGATAATTCTCTCACATTTACATGTGCGATGGATGGAAATACTGCTAATAAAACTTATCCTCGTGTAACAGATCCAGCATCTAAAGATGTTGCTCTTCCAATCGTATCTTCTTCTGCCACTAATTTAACTGTTAATGTAGGACCTTCTCCTTTAGTTAATTTCCAACCATCTAACGCGACTTACGATCCTGCAACTGGTGCATTTGTAATGACGATTGCTAACCATACAATTAATGTTGGAACACAAATTAGATTGACTGCAAATTCATTTACATTTACTTGCACTCAAGATGGTAACAGTGCACAGAAGACTTATCCTCGTGCAACTGCAGGCGATGGACAACCTGATCCTGCATACAACACTGCTCTAGATGTGACTGCAGTAGGTACATCAACACAAGATATTAGTAGTGCAGCATATGATCCTGCAACTGGAATTTTAACAGTCAATACTTCTGGTGCTCATTCATTATCAACTGGCAACAGAATTCAAATTGCAGATAATTCACTAACATTTACATGTGCTTACGATAGTAACGCTACAAACCATACATATCCAAGACAAACTGATCCTATTAGAGGTGAGTGGGTTGCAGTAACTGTTGTTGATAGTGATACATTTACTATTGATATCGGAACATCTAGTGATACTTCTACACATTCATTTGTATCTGCAACTGCTGGTGCTTTAATCAAGCAAACTGGAACTGTAACTATTAATGTTGGAGTTTCTGCACAGGCAGATCAATATGCTCACACATTCGTATCTGCTGCAGCAAATGCAGTTGTTACTGGTGGTAACTACTTACATACATTTGTCTCTGCTGCAAATAATGCAGTCATTATTGATGAAGGTATTAATTGTGAAGATGATGTTCGTGATACTTTAAATGCAATCGTTCAAGATCTTCGTAATGGATCTAACAATCATATTTGGGATGCTGCATCATACTATGTCAATAGAACAACTAATCCAGTTCAAATTTCAAATATTGAACCTGCTGTTAAAGAAACATTATTTGTTTATGAAACAGTCGATGATATGCTTCAGTATATCATTACTAATACTCTTTGGCCAGTTCAAGGGGATCATGGATTAACACAGAAGACTGATACAACGATTACAGATTCTTCTAATCCTTCATACACATATAAAACTCCCACGGGCATTACTTACAACGCTGCAACGGGTGAAATGGTGATCACCGCAGCAGGTCATGGTTTAACTACTGCAAATACAATTTCCATCGCAACTGAATCTTTAACCTTTACATGTAATAAAGATGGTAACGATCGTCAGACTGCATATCCTCGTGCGATTGCTGGTGACGGAAATCCAGATCCTGCGTACAATGCTGTTATTGCAATTACCGCAGCAGATACAGATACATTTACAATTAACGTAGGTGCATCAGGACCTAATGATCAATATACACATACATTTGTCTCTGCTGCAAATAATGCAATTAAAGTTCTTGACTACTCAACTGCAGATTGTGCAGATGTATTTACAACTGTTGGTAACTTAATTAATATTCTTACTGACACAATTTCTAACGCTGCTGCTTCTTCACCTGTTGATCATTTGGCAAGTGTTACTAAAGTTTCTCCATTGTATGAATTTGTTGGTGCTACAGTCGATGCATTCTTACAAGTTCCATTCAATATTGATTATCATGATGCAAATACTGATGTTGCATACACTAATCAAATTGATGTTGATTCACAATACAGATATAGAGATGCTGCAAACTTAATTCGTGCAAACACTGGTCCTATTATTGATAAAGCATCTTATGATTTACTTCAGAGATATCCTGATCTTGCATCAGAGATGCCTAGAAACTCTGATGGAAGTGGAGATGGAACATTACGTTGTCAGACTGACTTACTATTAATTTTAAATGAAATAGTTAAGGATATTGAATTTGGTGGTAACTTCTTTACTAATCAAGTAGCAAGACAATATCTTGGTACTAATGATGAACTAATTCATATTCGTCTCCAAGTTTGGCAGTCTGCATACGCACATGATCGTCTTGGTTTCTATATGAAACAAGCGATTAATGGTGATCTAACTTATGATAATACTGATGATATTATTGTTGGTGATTGGGGTATCACACAAGATGGCGGTTCATGTGCTAATGTTCAATCAACTATTGATACATTAATTGCTAACCTTAATGATACTATCGCTCCTACAAGTGCTGACTTTAATATTGCTGCTGATAGATTATACTTCAATAGAGAATATCTTGCTCAAGAAGCAACAGGTCTCACTACTGCAGAGTTTACTTATACTCTTAATGGTATTAACTATACAGCGTTTGCATACTCTGATGTATCAGCACGTCAAACAGAACTTAAAAATATTATTCTTGGTGTAATTTCTGATTTACAAACTGGTGGAACTAATAGTACAATTCGTGCTATTGAAACCTTTATCAATACATCAGGAAATATTCAAACTATTGATGATAAGTTACTACCAACACTTTATGCTCTTGAACGAATTAGATTTGTAGGTCAAAAAGCACTTAACAATTTACTATACAATCTTAATGATTCTGTTACTGGAGATCAATATAGAGCAGAACATGCTACTGCTAACGCATATAGAGATTCTGAAACTCCTACAGATATTAATCAAGTTCTTTATCGTTTCCGTGATTTAATTGATATTGCAGTTAACATCCTTGCACCAGGCAAGAATGAGATGAGAAGTGCTGCTAAGAATATTCTTTATAATAAGAACTATTATAAGGATGAAATTGGTAATATCGTTAATAGTCAGTTTGGTTCTAGTTCTTGGACATACAACAGTTTCTTAGATGAAATGGTTGATAATACTGTTCATGATTTGATTATTACTGATGTAACTAAAGAAAGAACAGCATACACATTATCTGTTGAAAGTGTTTCTGCTACTCAGTTTGTTGTTGGAGAGACAGTTAGAACTAATAATTCTGGTGAAGCAGAAGTTTTAGAGTGGGATAATGAACTTAACAAACTTTATGTTGGTGCTTTCGGTGGTAATGCTTTTGTTGCTACTAACACACTTACAGGACTAACATCTGGTGCAACTGCTACTATTTCTGCAAGTGGTGTAAGTGCTGCATATGATTGGCACACTGCTCCTGCTAACGTAAAAGTTTTAGCATCTGCTAAGTTAATTACATCTGCTATTAGTGGTCAAGTATCAGGAATTAATCTTTGGACTAATCCTGAGGCATTTGCATCAAACTGGCAATCATTCCAGATCAGTGGTGCAGATAGTATTACTATCACTAACAATAATATTGCTGCTCCAGATACAACTGTTACAGCAGAGAAAATATTTGCTCCTAATTCTCAATCTGGTATTCACCAAGCATATAGAGATTATAGTCTGAATGCTTTTGAAACTTTTGATACTGATTCAGTTAAATTTGACAGTGGTACAGAAACATTTGATACTGGTGCATCTGGAACTGCAGTTGATGATCAAACATTTACATATTCAGCATTCTTTAAAGCAGCAGGTTCTCAATCTGTTAGATTTGGTATTATTCTTGATGATGGAACAACTGGTGAACAAAATATATTCTTTGATCTAAATCTAGTAAATGGAACTATTGGATCTCTGTTTATACCTCAACAAGGTATTACAGGAGATGCCTTTGGTGTAGTTCCTTATGGTGATGGTTGGTATAGAGCATATATTACAACCACATTTGGATTTGGTTTCTCTACTCTTAGAGGAAGTATTATTCTTAACAGTGCAACAGGTGCACAAAGTTGGACAGGTGATGGTAGTACTGGAGCATATGTTTGGGGTGTTAAACTTAATAAGGGTGCTCTTGATCCTTATACTGCAGTGAGTGGTGAAGTGTTCTATGCAAACACTGAGTATAATATCAAACTTTATGCATTAGGATTACTTGAAACTTACATGAATCAAGCACTAGCAGGTACACTAACTTCACCATCTCCTAACGCAGGTTTCTATGCCTTCTATGATTCTGTTCAAGCAACTAACTACAATACAACTACTCTTGGTAGAAGTGTTAGGTATGGATTGAATATTATTGAACAACAACTATCTGTTGATACTTACTACACAACACTTCAAGAAATTAAGGGTATTAAGATTCCTACTAAAACTTATGGAGTTAGAGATTTACTTGTTGGTGTTGGTGGAGGAATTAGTTTTGCAGACTTTGCTTATGGAACTCAAAGTGATGCATTAGCTGAGATTGAAACTCAAACTGAAAACTCAGGTAAGGTTGTTCAAGTTTATAAGAGATTTAGAATTGATGGTGACATCACTGATGGTCCTTATACTATGAATGAGACAGTTCAAAAACAAGGTGATAATAGTATTACAGGTGTTGTTTATGGATTCCATACTGATGAGAATTACAAATATCTTGATGTTCGTGTTACTGCAGGTGTATGGCAAGTTACAGATAATGTTGTAGGTGCTAATAACTCAACAACTGCACAAATTAGTGCTATCGAAGATAGAATTCATATCATTGATGTCAAAGGTGGATTTGTTAATGATATTCCATTCAAAGGATATACAAGTGGAAATACTGCAAGTCCTACTAATTACTTCAAGACACAAGCAGCAATTACTGATAATACAGGTGGTTCATTAACTGTTGATACTGCATCACTTATAGGAACATTTGAAGTCAACTCTGTTGTTTATCCTACAAGTTCTAGAAGATACTTTGATGTTATTAAATATGCTGGATTAGATATTAAAGTTGGTGACCAAATTGCTTCTTCTGGTCATGTTAGATTTGGTATACAAATCATAGGTGGATATCAAACATTCACTGTAGGAAATAGACTTTACAAGGTTGTTAATGCAGTTGCAGATCCTGCACAATACTGCATTATCACTGAGGTTGACTTAGGTAGTAACTTCATATATGTAAGTGTTGCACAAGGAACATTTGGTAACGGTGATATTGTCGGTGATTATGGTGCTGCTATTAGTGATATTCCTAATGGATATGCAAGTATTCTAACTACTGTTACAACAGCAGGTGCTGCTGCAGCAAGAATCCAAGATATCCGTACAATTGGTGTTAATAAGAGATTATATCTCAGTGGAATTACAGGAACATGGAATTCTAGAGATGGAATCATAGGAGTTGATGGTTACAAATCTGCCATCATTAATAACGTAGAACTTAAGGCAAGAGTTAAACGTTCCTTCAGAGGTTTTGATGGAGTTCAAACTAACTTTAAACTTACCACTGCGAACGGAACTCCATACTTCCCAGATCCTGCAGGTCACATGTTGATCTTTGTTAATGGTATTTTACAACCACCTGGTGCTAATAATGCATTCACTGCGTTCTCTGATATTATTCAATTTACTGAAGCACCTGATCTTGGAGCATCATTCACTGGATTCTATATTGGTAAACTTAGACAGTTAGATGACATCTCATTCGAGTTTGACTCATTAAGACAGTCATTCAACTTGAAACGTAATGATGTATTCTACTCACTAACTCTTACAGAAGGTGTTCAGTCTAGTGTTACTAGACCTGAGAATAATATCATTGTTTCTCTTAATGGTGTTATTCAAGAAGCAGGCGTTGGTTTTGAAATTGTTGGTTCTAGAATTATCTTCTCTGAGATACCTAGATTTGGATCTACATTTGTTGCCTTCTCTTATGTTGGTTCTGAAGCGGACGTTGACGCTGCTGAAGTTGTTCCTCCTATTGAAATTGGAGACTTCATTGATATACAAGGTGAAACAGATGATAGAGAAGTTGCTGTTATTGAATCTTCCAACTCACTTATTACATTCGATTATCTTGGATCTATTTTCGGACAAGGTGCTCAAGGGCAAGCAGTTCTTACAACTGGATTCATTGATAAAGTACAGGTAACGGGTGGTGGATCTGGTTATACCTCACGTCCAACTGTTAGAATTGACTCCATCTCTGGTTTCGATGGTAATATTCGTGCGTTGGTTGGTGTAGCAGGTGTTGAAATTAGTAATGCTGGATCTGGATATCAGAATCCTGCCATTGCAGTAGAAACTTCTGTTCCTGATGATTGGACTGCTCCTGACCTTTCATTATATGGTGAAGAGTTAGTAGACCCCGAAACCCCATAAATAACTAAAAATTGTAGCAAGAAATGGCTAAACAAACCCTAGGTCTTGGAACATCAGCTAATGATAACACAGGTGATACCCTGAGAGCTGGTGGTGACAAGATTAACGATAATTTTAACGAGATTTACGCAGCGTTAGGTAATGGTAGCACTTTACAAGTTAATACCACTAACCCTGCTACTGGACAAGTCTTAAGATATAATGGTTCGCAGTTTGCTGCTAGTGATTACTCTAATTTAACATCTGCATTAGACGTTAATGGAAACTCTATTGTTTCTTCATCTAATGGTAATATTTCAGTTTCTGCAAATGGAACTGGGGATATCCTTCTTTCTGCAGGTTCAATAACTAGCACATTTGATGGTGCTACGGGCGAAATTAATATGCCTACAAAGGTGAAATATAAAAATGAATACACTTCATTAGCTGCTGCACCTTCTGCAGCTGGTTATCCTGGTTACTTTTTTACTGTAGATGGTGATGATAAACCATATGTTAATATTAATATTGCAACTGGCGGTGTTGGTGACACTAGAGCATCTCTATTAACACAATATTCTGGTATCGGAGATCTTTCCAATGTTGATGTTACCACTGCTGCACCAACATCTAACCAAGTTTTAAAATGGAACGGAACAAATTGGGTACCTGGCGATGATAATGCAGGTGTAAGTTCTATTAATGTTTTCCAAACAGTCGGTGCTGATACAGGATCTACAACTGCAAATTCACAAACTGATACATTAACTATCGCTGGTGGAACAAATATTACGACAGCAATTACTGGTGATACTTTAACTATTAACTTTAGCGGATCTCTCACAACTACATTTGCAGCTCTAACAGATACTAATGTAACTGGTATTGCTCAAGGTGATTCATTATTCTGGAATGGAACTAGCTGGATTCCTACTCGCAGTCCTATTACTTGGTGGGAATTAGATGCTAATGGTAATGCTGATTATACATTCACTGGTCCTGGTTTTGCAACTTCAACAAATGATCCTACTCTCTATCTAATGAGAGGTATGACATACGCTTTTGATAATAACACTGGTGGTAATCATCCTTTTAGAATTCAATCTACTCAAGGATTATCAGGTACTCCATACACTACAGGTCAATCTGGTAGTGGAACTGCTGTTTTATACTTCACTGTTCCTATGGATGCACCTGCTACATTGTATTATCAATGCACAATTCACGCAGCAATGCAAGGTCAAATTAACATTGTAAGCTAATAAATGGCAAGAACTGTTCCTGGTACTGGTGCTGTAATCGAACCAATATTCGATGAGATTTTTGGTGTTCGTGCGGTCAAAGTTACAAATGGAGGATCTGGATATATTCCTACAGATCCACCACGTCTTACAGTAACTGGTTGTGGAACACCAGATGTAGAAGCACTACTATATCCTATTATTGATGCAGACTCTGGACAAATTATTCATGTCAGAGTATTAGAAAGAGGTAGAGGATATGATCCTTTAAGACTTAAAATTACACCTCTACAAGAAACTCCGAGTGTAGTTACTTCCTTTGATATTAACAGAATTTGGCAAACACATCCTAATTCACCTACAACTGCTGCATTTTCTCTTAGTAATGCAGGTGATAAAATTGATAGACTAAGAATACAATCTGATAATCATCCTAAACCTTCTATTCATACAGGTATTGATGTTGAAAGACAACCTGGTGGTAATGCATTAATTGCAGATAGATCTTTTGATCAAACATTTATATATCGTGGTGGAAAAGACGTTCCTAATCCAGGCACTAGACAAATTCAAACTGATAAAGCCATTGGTATCATGGCAAATGGTGGTTTATTACATACTCCTGAGTTTGGTGCAGATGGAAATCCACCAGCTGGTTTTGGTATTGATACAGTAAAATATGATTATGTAAAAAATACAAATGTTTATGATGCAGTAATTGATAATAACACATATTTTTATCAGTCAAGTAAAGTTATAAATGAATTTGCTATTGATAATGGAACATTTGATTGGGGTGCAATAGCTCCACAAAATGTATTTACTTGGAATATTAAAGTAGAATTTGATAACATTTACCTTGCTGTAAATCAAGTTGATGAAACTTTAGGTTCTGTTGAAGTAGGTAGAATTGTTGATGAAGTGTCTGGAGCAGCAAGAGGAGAAATAGCAAAGATTGTTAGAAATAATCAAAATATTATTACACATGTATACCTAAGAAGTGTTAGTACTGGTGCATCTTTTTCAAATGGAGACAGACTTTTAGGATCTAATGGATTTACTTTTACTATTACTGAAGATCCTCAAGCGTTACCAAATGGTATTTTCTATATTGATTTTGGAACAGATGCATCTGAATTCGGTCCTTTCGTTCCTGGTCAATATTATTTTGCTCCAGAAGGAATTAAAGTTGCAAGAAATTATTTAATCATATGGAATCAGTCTGATAGTTCTAATGGAGCATCAGAAGCACATCCTCAAGGTCATGCGATGCAGTTCAGCACCACTCCAGATGGTGTTCATAACATATCGCCAGGTACTCTTTATTATAACAGCACAGGTGTAAGTCAGGCATGGGCTGCTGACTATGAAAATGAGTTTGCACCAATCTTCTTGATGAACGCTGATGAAAATGGATTTATATATTATTTCTGCAAACATCATCCTGACATGTCTGGTAAAGAAGGACATGAAGGATATATGTATTTGGATCCTGAGATTGAAGTTGAACCTCATCCAAATAATTACTACTTAGAAAATTATTATCAATCAGATTCAAATGATCCTAATACTATTGATCGTTCTCGACATGTAGATGGTCATTCAAAAATTTTGGGTATGTCATTTGATGGATATCCAATTTACGGACCTTATGGATATAATTCTAGTGGTGTTGCTGCTAGAGAAGTATCTTCATATCGTTTAAGAACTACTGTTGAATTACAAGGTAATCGTCCTCAAGTTAATACAGTATCTAATGTAACTTACAATATAACAGTTGTAGGTGGTAAGTTTGTATATAGTGGAACATCACCTTCATTCTTAAATCTTGAAAGAGGAAAAACATATATTTTCAATCAAGATGATTCATCAAATGATGGTTTTACATTATTAGTTTCACCACAAGAAGATGGATGGCATACATCAAGTCCATTAATTGTTGGTAATACAAATGATTTATATGATGGTCCTGTAACTAATGGTAATGGTATAAAATATTATATTGATGGTTCTGAAACAACATATCTATCATATATTTCTGGTTTTAATGGTGCTACAACAAGAGAAATTAGATTTACAATTCCTGTAAATGCTCCTAACGTATTATATCTCTTCTCATATAGTGGAACTGGATATGGAATTAGGATAGTTAATGATGGTTATGTACTAGGAGATCTAGTAAATGATTACATTTATGATACATCTGTAGGAACTTTAGAT